ACAGTGGTCTATGCTTCCATGTATTGACGAATATGGTAATTCACTGGTTGAGCAAGCGCTGGAGATGATTATTGAGGAGCGAAAAGACTGGAAGAAAAAGCTTAAAGCACAAGATTATCAATTACGTATTTCTCAGAAACCGATTAATATTGAAGAAGCATTTGCTAATAGAAAAGTATCTCTATTCCCTTTACATCTTGTAAATGCTCAGTTGAGAAGAATTGAAGAACGCGAATACTACACCGAATATGTTGATTTGTATAGGGATGAAAATGGTAAGATTGCAGTTCGCGAATCGCGAAAACTACCAATCAGTGAATTTCCGCTTTCACCAAAGACTACTGACAAGGAAGGTACAATTGTAGTATATGAGCGACCTGTTGAAGATCCTACCTTTGGGATGTATTATGCTTCCGTTGACCCGGTATCTGAAGGTAAAACAACTACATCAGATTCACTATGTTCAATTATTGTCTACAAAACTCCTGTAGAAATTACCAAAAAGAAAAGCGATGGTTCTGTTGAAAGTCATGTTGAACGTGATAAAGTAGTTGCTGTATGGTGTGGGAGATTTGATGACTTGAATAAAACTCATGAGAGATTAGAAAATATAATTGAATGGTACAATGCCTGGACTATTGTTGAAAATAACATCTCGTTGTTTATCCAGCATATGATAGCTCGAAGAAAGCAGCGATATCTTGTACCCAAAAATCAAATTCTCTTTCTTAAGGACTTAGGAGCAAATACAAACGTCTTCCAAGAATATGGATGGCGTAACGTTGGTAGTATATTTAAAACGCACCTCTTAAGTTATGCGGTTTCTTTTTTGACGGAAGAACTAGATCACGTCACAAAAAGTGACGGGGAAATAGTAAAGACAGTGTATGGTGTGGAGAGAATTCCGGACCCCATGCTTCTTAAAGAAATGCAGGCGTATAGAGAAGGACTAAACGTTGACCGTTTGGTAAGCTTCGCTGCACTGGTGGCGTTCTCCAAAATACAGCATTCTAATAGAGGTTACGCAAGAAAAACAGAGTATGAGAATACCAATTTGGAGAACTCACCAAAAAATAGTAACTTAAAAATGAGTCCCTTTAGGCATATTGGAGGTTCCAGAAACGCAACTTTAAGCTCAGGAAAGCCTAGGAACCCGTTTAAGAACTTTCGATGATAGACTTTAATCCTATGAAAGATGCAAATATTTAATGCATTACAGCTAAAAAACGGCGCTAAAGCTGAATATAATCGGTTGGGTACAATTACTCAACCTATACAATTTTTACCCACCAAAGAAAAGACTGAGGAATGGGGTGCTTGGAATATGGACTGGTACGAAATGCAGGGACTTAAGCAAATTCGTAGGAACGCCCGTAAACTTCTTAAGAACTATAAGCTTGCTAATGGTGTCATTGATAAGACTGACTACATTATTGAAGAAGATAATGAGCAAGCAGATCTTATCAATATTCTGACAAAGACAGATGAGTCTGCATTAGAGCTTAAGTTTTTCCCGATTATCCCTAATGTCATTAACGTACTTTCTGGTGAATTTGCTAAGCGTAATGATCGGATTATGTACCGTGCTGTAGATGAAATCTCATATAATGAGATGCTTGAAGAGAAGCGTCTTATGGTTGAGCAATATCTACTATCCCATGCTGAAGCTAAAATGATGGAAATGCTTATGGCGCAGGGTATGCAAATGGATTCAGAAGAAGCTCAACAAGCAATGAATCCTGAAAACCTTAAGTCTTTACCAGAAATTGAAGCATACTTTAAAAAAGACTACCGTTCAATGATTGAACAGTGGGCAATGCATCAGCATCTTGTTGACGAAGAACGTTTTAAATTGAAAGAACTTGAGAACATGGCTTTCAAAGACATGTTGATTACTGATAGAGAATTCTGGCATTTTAAAATGAATGAGGATGACTACGAAATTGAATTGTGGAATCCGGTATTGACCTTCTATCACAAATCACCAGAAGTAAGATATATTTCTCAAGGTAACTGGGCTGGTAAAGTTGACTTAATGAGTCCTTCTGACATCATTGACAAGTATGGTTATATGATGACTGAAGAACAGCTTAGATCTTTAGAAGCAATTTATCCGGTAAAAGCTGCAGGATATGCTATTTCAGGATATCAAAACGATGGTACTTTTTATGATGCTACTCGTTCTCATAAATGGAATACAGAAGGTCCATCTCTGGGTTACCGTCAGTTCGTCAGTGTTAACGACCGCTTCCTGGGTCAAGGTGACGATGTGATCACACAAATCTTGGAAGAATCCGAGGACCTTTATGACTATGGAACTACAAATCTTTTAAGAGTAACTACTGTCTATTGGAAGTCACAGCGTATGCTGGGATATTTAACTCGCATCGAGGATGACGGTAGTGAAATTAAAATGATTGTGGACGAGAACTTTAAAGTCACCAATAAACCGATGTATGATACTTCGGTTGTCAAAAGAAAAACAGCAGATAATCTTGTCTACGGTGAACACGTAGAATGGATTTGGATTAATGAAGTTTGGGGTGGACTTAAAATAGGACCAAACCGACCTACCTTCTACGGTAATGCTGATGCAAACGGACTTGCTCCCATTTATCTCAATGTTAAGCCGGTTAAATTCCAATTCAAAGGTGACTTTACTCCTTATGGTTGCAAACTCCCCGTAGAAGGTTCTGTTTTTTCAGACAGAAATAGTCGATCCGTAGCACTTGTAGACAAGATGAAACCTTTCCAAATTGGTTACAATCTTGTTAACAATCAGATTGCTGACATTCTTATTGATGAATTAGGTACGGTAATCATGCTTGATCAGAATGCTTTACCTCGTCAATCGATGGGTGAAGACTGGGGACAAAACAATTTTGCAAAAGCATATGTAGCAATGAAGTCATTCCAGATGTTGCCGCTGGATACTTCTATCACTAATACTGAAAATGCGTTAAACTTCCAGCATTATCAGGTATTGAATCTTGAACAGACTCAGCGTTTGATGTCAAGAATTCAATTGGCAAACTACTTTAAACAACAAGCATTTGAAACTATTGGTATTTCACCTCAACGTCTTGGCGCTGTTAATGCTCAAGAAACTGCTCAAGGAATCCAGCAAGCTGTAAATAACTCTTACTCACAGACTGAAACTTATTTTATACAACATTCTGAATATCTGATGCCTAGAGTACATCAGATGAGAACAGATTTGGCTCAGTACTATCATTCGCATAAACCTTCTGTTCGTCTTCAGTATATGACAGGAATGGATGAGAAGGTAAATTTTGAAATGAGCGGTACTGAAATGCTTGCTAGAGACCTTAACATTTTTGTTACAACTAAGGTGAATCAAAAGCAGATAATGGAACAAATCCGTCAACTTGCTTTGAGTAACAATACTTCTGGTGCTTCTATCTATGATCTTGGAAAACTTGTTCAAGCAGACTCTCTTGCTGAAATTAGTCATACCCTGAAAGGTATTGAAGAAAAGACAACTAAAGCTAAGCAAGAAGAAATGCAGCAAATGCAAGAAATTGAGCGTATGAAACAAGAGGGTTTTGATAAGCGCTTAATGGCTGAACAACAGTATAAAGCAGAACAAGCTCAACTAGAGCGTGATAATGACGTGAGAATTGCTGAAATCAGATCTGCTGGATACGGAGCTATGGTTGATTTAGATAAGAATAGTCAATCAGACTTTAGAGATACTCTTGACTATTTAGATAAAAAAGATCGTGCTGATCAAGAATTAAATATGCGTCGTGAAGCATCTGTTGCAAAAAATGCAATTGATCAGCAGAAATTAGACTTGCAAAGACAAGAACTTCAAACAAGAAAAGAGATTGCTCAAAAGCAAGTAGAAGTAGCTCGCACTAATAAAAATCGCTTTGATAAAAAAGATTGATAAAAACCCAAAAATGGGTTAGCGATATAATCCGAAAAATGTCACACATTCTTTTCTAAAACTAACTTTCGAAAGTTTAGAAATAAATTATAATGTGTAGATTATTAATGTAGAACAACAAAGAAACCAACACTTTAAATTATGGCTACAGACAAAAACCAATCTACGAATGTAGAATCTGTAACGCTCTCTGACATTGATGATTTTCTTCCGATGCCTAGTGCAGAAGATGTATTAACTGGAGATGGAAAGAGTGATGCAAAAAAACCAAGTCTCTTTTCAAGAAACGCAGCTGTTGATATGAGCTTTG